CAAGGCGGAGGCATTGTGCTTTCCACTGCTGCAACTACTTACACTGGCAAGATCCGTTGGATTCAGGTTGTGAATGATGCTGTGCTAGCTACTGTGGCGAGTGCGTCGGGTAGTATTGCTAATGCATCGCGGTTGCAGACTATTACCCTTCCTGCAGGTTTGGGCATTGGTGGTGACTTTAGCTCCGTGGTCCTGACATCCGGTGTGGTGATTGTTTACTACGCGTAATGTCTCAGTTTGCCCAAAGTGGTAGCGCGATGGACTCAGCGATTGGCGAGGACGCTGATCGTGGGTTCGTAAGCGTGAATCAAAGGCTTCAGCTTAACCAACTCCAAGAGGGTGAGGTGAGGGAGTCATTGAATGGGCGCATGGAGGGATATTGGAAGCCACGGAAGAACGTGGTGAGTAAGACGGGGGCATTGACTACGGGAGGTTCTCCCTTGCAGTTGCCCTTCCTGCTGATCGACACGCCAAAGACAATTAGCAATGTTACAATTCCGGTTACGGGGACTGTTCGCCTTACGGTTACGGCTCACGGATTTGCCGCCGCAAGTTCTGGACTGGCCACGATTGCTGGCCTTGACGCTTCGTTTAACGGTAGCTTTGTGCTTACCTACTTTGATGCGAATACACTAGACTACACGATTGCAGGGGTGACTACTGCGCCTACTGACAAGGTTGGCACGTTGTCCCAGATGGCAATCAATGATGACGCAAGTGCCAACGTCCGAGCTTCCTGCTTGTTCAGCGATCCAAACGATAGCAACAAGGAGTATGTGATTATTGCTCTGGATACCGTCGCTAAGAAGATTGACTTGGATGGTTATACGATTACGGACATCCCGTATCCTTCTGGTGAAGCACTTGGTAGCGACACCGACATGATTCAGGTGTTTGACAAGGTGATGCTGTTCCGTGACGGGCAACAAGCACTTGAGTGGTTTCCCAATGGCAGGCCAATTCTTTCAGCGAGTTCAAATGCAACGGCTAGCCCAAATACTGTTGTCACGGTAAACCTAAGAGAACACGGGCTAGTAGTGGGAACCTCGATTACTGTCTCGGGGCTTACCAGCGGAACGCCCCCCAATGGGACATACGCGGTTGCCACGGTAACTGACCAAGACACGTTTACGTTTCTAGCGGCTGGCATATCCACTAGCACGACGTTTGTTGCTACTGTTGCTACGGCTACTGATGGATTCACGCTATCTCCCGGAGGGGATTATACCCAGCCTCAAACTTTCAACATTCAGGCAAAAGATGTCGAGATTGCAAGCGGATTGGTAACTGCGACAGTTACTGGTAACGTAACAATCAAACAAGGCGACATTATTATTGTGCGCCAAGCGGAAACTGTTGATTTTGCTGAAATGGTTGGGAAAGAATACCAAGTTGTGTCGGCAACCACAACGACGATTGCATGGTATGCGCCAGTTGGGAATTACAGCACGTCAAGCACCGATATTTTTGAGTTCGGTGGCAGATTTAGCGTAGGCGGTGGCTTTATGCACCAGCCCGGTGCGCCTTGGGGTGTTCACTTTCAACGACGCTTGTGGGTTCCGTTTTATTACGACCAATCCGGGGCTTACAATGTGCCAGTATACACTAGCCGCAAGATTACCGATGAAATATCCGTATCAGATATTCTAGACACTACTACATTTGACCAGATTGAGAACCAATTCCGTGTAAGCGGTGGGACAGCAGACTTTGTTGTTGCAATGCACGGCTTCTATGACGACGGGTTGGTTGTCCTGAACAGGAATAGCCTTCATCTTGTTAAGGGGACGCTGGGAAGCCTTCTGGATGTCACAGTTAAGGAGCTTACATCTGAGATTGGATGTCTAGCCCGCAAATCTGTTGTCATGCGTGGCAATGCAATGCTGTTCTTGTCCGACGATGGTGTGTATGGGGTTGAGTTCCTTAACGATTACAACCTGCGAGGCACTGAAGAGCCGCTTTCCAAGAACATCCAGCCGTATATCGACCGAATCAACGCTGACTACTCTGACAGAGCAGTGGGAATCTTGTTTGAAAACAGGTATTACCTTGCTGTCCCACTTGATTCTGTGCCGGGTGCAGGAGATTCCTACGGAAACAACGCAATCTTGGTATATAACTTCCTAAACAAAGGTTGGGAATCACTAGATACCTTTGGTGATTCTAGGTTCTTGATTAAAGACTTCGTAATCGGCAGCGCAAGCGAGAGAAACAACCTCTATGCCGTAACTTCCAATGGTGGGTTGCATCAAATTGAAGCGTCCGAAAGCTCTAATGACACGCTAAACGTGGATAACTCCGCTGCTATTGTCTCTCCGACAATCAATGCGTCTCTTACGACTAGGGGATATGACCTGAAAACGATGGAGCGTAAGCGATTTACTGACGCGCAGGTTAATATCCAGTCTCTTCCGGGTCAAAACTCGGAATATGACATTGCATTTGCAGCCGAAGACCCTGACGACGCTCAATCCATAGGCACGACTACTACATTGCTTGGTGGATTGCTTACCCCTAGCACAGCTACTGAGGCTGAGACAGCAAGCATCCGGTGTAGGTTGGGTGGTATCAGGGGCTTCACTGGAACAATGATCTTGACAAGAACTATCGGATCACCCAAGGTCAACTCAGTAAAGGTAGCTGGTTCAGTAACCAATAGACAAATCATTTCACAGAGATAAAATATGGGCGCAATTGACACAAGTTACACCTTCACGGCTACTGACGTAATCAATAGCACGAAGATGAATAACATCCTCGATCAAAGCACAATTACGGCCACTGCAATTATCGGGTCCACTCTTGCAGTCTCTACCGGTAAGCTTTCCGTTGCATCCGGTGGTATCACGTCAAATGAACTTGGCGCAAACGCAGTTACCACAACGGCGATTCTTGATGCTAACGTCACAGCAGGCAAACTTTCCGCTGACTCAGTAATCACAGCTAAGATCTTAGACTCAAACGTCACCGCTCCCAAATTGGCGGCTGACTCGGTTGAAACTGCTAAGATCAAGAACGCAAACGTAACCGCCGCGAAGCTGGACGGGGCGCAGACTGGAACAGCTCCGATCTATGGTGCTAGAGCATGGGTGCGCTTCAATGGAAATAACAATACTTCCGGAACCCCGGATGCAAGTAATACTAATCGTCAGGTCCTTGGTAGCGGGAATGTAACTAGTGTGTTGAAGAACGGGACTGGCGACTATACTGTAACGTTTACAACTGCCCTTCCATCTGCAAACTATGTCGGCATTGGGCAGCGAGCATACCAATCAGGAGAGAGTGCTAATGTCACGGTCCAAGCTATCTACTCGGTTCCTCAAACAGCAAGCAGCTTTAGATTTTATACATACGCTGATAGTCAATTAGCAAATAGCTCAGATGTTCAGCTTGTATTTTTCGGGTGATTGATTATTCCTAATGAATGCAAACTTAGGAGAAGCAATAAAGATATATGGCGAAGATTTTCACAAACTTTTGTATTGGCACTTATGCTTTGGTGTTGTCATTTCTGACGCTGAATGCTTCGCCTTATGCTTCTACTCGCAAGAGGAAACGCCAGATCAAGCCTGTGAGATTTACCATTCCGACACACTCTTTGTCACCATGTGCGTTGGTGACATGCGGAAATCTCTTCGAAAGTTCCGCGATGACTTTGAATACATCGCATTCCAGCGTGAATTTAAGAATTCACCTAGAGTGAGGACGTATAACATGAAACAATTTTACTCAAAACTCAAATAATACAAGAATATGGGAAGTTCTCCTAAAAAAGTAAAGGCACCAAAGGCAGATTATGGTGCCGACATTGGAAAATTCGTATCAGCTTATGGTGGTGCTCTTCCGCAGGTTCTTGGATTCGAGAAGCAGTTTCGGCCAGAGTTCCAAGGACTGAACCTTGGAGATATTTCCAGTTTCCTTGGTGGTGTTGGTGGTCAAGAAGGCTTGTTTGGACTTAGCCGGATGGCTTCGCAAGAAGCTGGGCAACAACTCGGAGCCGCACGCGAAGGCGAACTAGGCCAGATGGCTGGTCAAGCACCCCTTACCCGTGGTGTTATGGAGGGTCTTTCTCCAG